TTAAATTTCTCTACAGGAGAAATTAGAGTTAGGGTAAAACTATCAACAAAGGAAATTAATAGGAAAAGCCAATGAGGGGTAGAAAGCCAAAACCTACAGATCTAAAAGTAGTGCAAGGAACTTTTACAAAAAAAGATGAGAGAAGAAGAAACAGAGAGCCAGTAGTGAGCAAGAATCTAGATCAAGCGCCTGAGTGGTTTACTGAGAGCCAAAAGGCTTCATGGGATTATGCAATCTCCAATGCGCCTGCTGGTTTGCTCAAGCGCTTAGACAAATCAGTTCTTACTGCTTGGGTGGTTGCAGAAGATCTACACAGATTTGCATCTGAGCAACTACAAACAGAAGGAGTAGTTTTTGTTTCCCCTAAAGGCTATCAGATTCAATCCCCTTATGTGGGCATCCTAAATACACAGGCTGCAATGATGATGAAATGCGCATCTGAAATGGGCTTTACTCCTACAAGCAGATCCCGCATTGTATTGGCTGAAGAAGAAATACAGGATGATCCTTGGGCTAAATTAGCTAATGGTTGATTATCAAAAAGTAGCATCTGATTATGCAACAGATGTGTTGCAAAATAAGGTCTTAAGTAACAAATATGTTAAGTTAGCCTGTAGAAGGCAGCTTGATGATTTGATGAATGAGGGAACTTCGGGTTTTCCCTATGTATATGATGCATCTAAAGGCATTAGGGTTTGTCAGTTTGTAGAGCAACTCCCGCATATTAAGGGCAAGCTGGCAGGAGAGAAGATCAAGCTAGAGCCTTGGCAGATCTTTATCCTTATGACTGCTTTCTCTTGGGTGCATAAGGACACAGGCTATAGGAGATTCAGAAGGGTTTATATTGAAGTTCCTAGGGGCAATGGCAAGTCCGCCATGAGTTCAGCCATTGGGCTTTATATGCTCTGTGGGGATAATGAAGGTGGCGCTGAAGTCTATAGCTTTGCAACTACTAGGGATCAGGCTAAGATTGTTTTTGGTGATGCGCAACAGATGGCTAGGAAAACTGCTGGCTTGAGAACACACTTTGGGATTGAGATTAATGCGCACAATATAAATCAGCTAAAAACAGCATCTAAATTTGAAGCCTTGAGTGCTGAAGGCTCTACTTTGGATGGTCTAAACACACACTTTGCAATCATTGATGAGCTTCATGCCCATAAGACTAGGGCTGTTTATGATGTTGTAGAAACTTCTATAGGTAAAAGAACTCAGTCTATGCTGTGGGTTATCACTACAGCAGGCACAAACAGGGCAGGAATTTGCTATGAGGTCAGGGGCTTTGTTCGCAAAGTATTAGAAAAAACTGGGTCAGATGATACCCAATTTGGGATTATTTATGGGCTAGATGAGAAGGATGATGATTGGACTACAGAGGAAGCGCTAAAAAAGGCTAATCCTAATTGGGGGATCTCTGTAATGCCTGAAGTTCTACTTCCTTTGCAAGCAAAAGCCATGAGTATGCCTAGTGCTGCCAATAACTTTAGGACTAAGCATTTAAATGAATGGGTGAATGCGGATGTAAGCTGGATGGATATGAGAGCTTGGGATGCCTGCGCAGATCCTACTCTTTCTGTAGAAGATTTTGAAGGAGAGCCATGCTTTCTAGCTTTGGACTTAGCTTCTAAAACTGATATTGCTGCGCAGATCAAACTTTTTGAGAGGGGTGGTCATTATTATGCATTTGGTGATTACTATCTTCCTAGGGAAACTGTAGATAAAGGTGAGAACTCTCAATATTCAGGATGGGAATCTCTTGGATTACTTACTGTTACTGATGGCGCAATCATTGACTTTATGGTTATAGAGAATAAAATTCTAGAAGATTGCAAGCGCTTTTCAGTAATTGAAGTTCCCTATGATCCATTTCAGGCTACTCAATTATCTATGAGGTTGCTCAATCAGGGAATAAATATGGTTGAGGTTCGCCCTACTGTGTTGAATTTTTCTGAGCCAATGAAGCAATTAGAAGCATTGGTTTTAGATAAGAAGTTTCATCACAATGGCGATCCAGTTCTTACTTGGATGGTGAGCAATGTAGTATGTCATATGGATGCAAAGGACAATATCTATCCAAGGAAGGAAAGGCATGAGAATAAGATTGATGGAGTGGTAGCTTTGATTATGGCATTGAGCAGGGCTATTGCAAATAGTAATGAGGTAGGAACTCTTGATGATTTCCTAGCTAATCCAATAAGGCTCTAATATGGCATGGTATTCAACTTTATTATTTGGCTTCGGCAGGGCTGGCAAAAGAGAAGCTGGCTTACAGCAAGCCAATGCAGGCTCATATCAGATAGCAAATGTAACAGTTAATGAAGATACTTCTCTAAAGCTCTCAGCAGTTTGGGCTTGCGTAAGGTTACTTTCAGAAACCATAGGCGGTTTGCCAATCAACTGCTACAAGATTGAAGCTGATGGCACTAGGGTTCTAGATAACAGCCATCCACTTGCTGAACTCTTTGCCAATAAACCAAATAAATATCAGAATCGCCTAGAGTTCTTTGAAACTATGACTATGCAGCTTGCCCTTCATGGAAATGCTTATGCGCATATTACTAGGGGAACTGGTAAGCGGATTGTGAGCCTGTTGCCTTTGATGGCAGAGCAAATGGAAGTAGCTTTGCTAACAGATGGAACAGTTACCTATAGATATAACTCAGGAACAGATGTTTCAGTTTACAGCGCTGAGAGTATTTGGCATATTAAATTAATGAGCAATGGAATTGTAGGCTTATCTCCCCTTGCTTATGCTCGCAATGCTATTGGAATTGGCATTGCTGGAGATGATAGGGTTAAAACTTTGGCATCCAATGGCTTTAAGCCTACTGGAGTTTTGACTATTGATAAGCTCTTAAAGCCTGAACAGAGAGAGCAGATCAGAGCAGCCTTCGCAGATTTGCAGCAAGGGTCAGGAGATCCGCTAAGAGTTCTAGAAGCTGGAATGACTTATCAGCAAGTTTCTATGAATCCTAAAGATGTTCAGCTTTTAGAAACCCGCAGATTCCAAATTGAAGATATTGCTAGGTTCTTTGGTGTGCCTTCTGTGTTGATCAATGACACAGCAGCCAGCACTACTTGGGGTTCAGGAATCCAACAGATTGTTGAGGGCTTTTATAAGCTAGGCTTGCGCCCTTATCTTGAAAGATATGAATCAGCCATTCGCAATAGCCTGCTTTCTTTAGAAGATAAGCGAAACTTTGAATTTGAGTTTGATTTTGGCGCACTCTTGCGGGGAGATGAGCAATCCCGCTATCAAACTTACAAGGAAGCCATTATGTCAGGCTTCAAAACCATTAATGAATGCAGGCAAAGAGAAGGTTTAGAGCCTATTTCAGGCGGTGATGTGGCATATTTGCAGGCACAAATGACACCTATAACCACTCTTTCTAACCCACAGCCAGCACAAACTGAGCAGATTTTGGGCGCAATGAGCAATATGGACAGGGAATTAAAGGCAGAAATTTCATCTCTAAAGAATGAAAAAGAGCCTGTTAAGGTGGATCTAAACCCAAATATCACAGTAGAAAGCACTCCAATTAACCTAACCTTGAAGCAAGAATCTGATGGAAAGCCATCAAAAAAGAAGATTAAGTTAGTTAGAGATGAAAAAGGTAATGTAACAGGCGCAGAAAGCACAGAGGAATAATTATGGCAATCACTACAGCAATTTGTAATTCATACAAGCAAGAAATCTTAGAGGGAGTTCATTCTTCTACTGATACTTATAAGATTGCTCTCTATACTTCTTCGGCTACTCTTAGCGCAAGCACTACAGCCTACTCATCTACTAATGAAGTAAGCGGAACTGGCTATGATGCTGGCGGTAAAACTCTTACAGGCTATGTAAGCGGATTAGCTACTGGAACTGCCTATATTACTTTTGATGATCCATCATGGACTTCTTCAACAATCACAGCTAGAGGATGCTTGATTTATAACTCTAGCAAGTCTAATAAAGCTGTAGCTTGTTTTGACTTTGGCTCAGATGTTATCTCTGTAAGCGGAACTTTTACCATTGATCTTCCAGCAGCAGGGGCAAGCGCACTTATTAGAATTGCCTGATGGCGCTTTTTGATAGCGCATTAGGTGATTTTGACAATCAGCCTAATAATTTTGATGATTGGACAGAGCCAACTGTTTTATTTGATGATGGCTATGGGCTTTTTGATTCTGCGCTAAATAATTTTGATGATGGTGGCATTAATAGCCCTACAGCTAGTCTAACTGGCATTCAAGCAACTGCTACAGCAGGCAATATTGCTGAAACTGTTTCTGATTCTATACAAATATCAGGGATAACCCTTAATTCAACAGCAGAAACCATCTCTGCAAGCGGTATTCAGAATGCAAATCAAGCAATTACTGGGCTACAAAGTAGCTCACAGATAGGAGAAATAGCAGTAATTGTTGCTGATTCTGTGGCAATTACAGGGATTGAAGCGCAAAGTTTTGCGGAATCTATCACAGCAAATGGAGTTCAAAGCCCTACTTATGCCTTAAATGGTATAAATTTAAGCTCAGAATTAGGCAATATTTCTATAGAAATTGTAGATTCTATAGCTGTTTCAGGCATAGAAATGAACAGTTTTGCAGGGGAATGTATAGCAAATGCTACACAAAACCCTGTTTTTGTATTAAATGGGATACAAATACAAGCTCAAGCTGGCAATATTGGAGAGCAAGTAGATGATGCAATAGTTATTAATGGGCAAGAGCTACTAAGCGCATTTGGCATAGTTGCTGCCAATGGGCAAGTTAATGCAACTACACAAATTACAGGATTACAAAGATCTACTCAGCTAGGAAGTGTAAGCGCAAGCGGAACAGAGATCCCATCAGATGTAGGCAGGGGCGGAGAGTTTGTAAGACCATTAGAAGCAAGAAGTGTAACTGCATTAATTACTTCTACATCTGCAAAGATTGATCTAAATCAAGTAAGTGCAAATGGTGAGATATACATTTCTGCAACTGCCAAGATTATTCCTATGAGTGCTGCAATCAGAAATGATGAAATTGTGGCAGAAGGACAGCTAGGAATTGATGATGAAGAATTGCTATTGCTATTGGTGGCTTGATAGTTTTGGTTTATTATATGCAAAGATAAGGAAGTTTTATGCCTACACCAAGAGAGAATGAAACTGAATCAGAATTTGTTTCTAGATGCATGGGAGATGAGGAAGCTGTAGCTGATTTCCCTGATGAGGAACAGAGAGTTGCAGTTTGCTATGCAATTTGGCGCAGGCGGGATGAGAAAGCTACTTATAGAGGTGAGGAAATTGATTTAACTCCTACTGATTCTATGGCTGCTGAAGCCAAAAGAGGATTAGCTTGGAGAGATGAGTTTAATAGAGGTGGAACTGAGGTAGGTGTAGCTAGGGCTAGAGATCTTGCAAATAAAAGAGAGCTATCTCCTGAAACAGTTCGCAGAATGATTAGTTACTTTGCTCGGCATGAAGTAGATAAAGAAGCAGAGGGCTTTAGGCAGGGTGAAGAAGGTTATCCTAGCGCAGGCAGAATTGCATGGGCGCTATGGGGTGGAGATGTGGGGCAGACTTGGGCTAATGCCAAAGGAAGGCAGATGGATAGAATTGATGAAGAAAAGCAGGGGGGCAGACCAATGCTAGAAAAGAAAATGACTAACTTTAGCTCATGTCAGGTAAAGATGGGCGATCTAGGAGTTTTTGAAGGCTATGCATCTGTGTTTGATGGTGTAGATTCCTACAATGACACAATCTTAAAGGGCGCATATAAGGAAACTCTAGCAAATAGATCCCGCCCTGTAGCAATGTATTTCAATCATGCCAGCTTCAGATCAGATATGCCTGCAACAATCGGCAAATGGACTGCAATGGAAGAAGATTCTAAAGGGCTGTATGTAAAAGGTCAGCTTTCTTTAGGGCATCCTACAGCAGATGCTATTTATGCATCTATGCGCAATGAAACCATTGATGGCTTATCCATTGGCTTTAAATTAAATCCTGATGGATATGATATGAGAGATGGCATCCGCTATCTTAAAAAGATTGATTTAGTAGAAGTTTCAGTAGTGGATAACCCTGCTGATAATGCAGCAAGGATTTCTCTTGATTCTGTTAAAGCAGATATTGAGAGCATTAAAAGTATTAGAGAAGCTGAGGAATTTCTGCGAGATGCAGCAAACCTTAGTAACTCAAGCGCAAAAGCATTGCTGGCGCAAATTAAGTTGGTGCTTCGGGATGAGGTTAAAACTGAGTTAGAACAAGCAATGATCATTAATCGCTTAACCAATATTATCAAAGGATAAATTATGTCAGACCAATTAAACCAAGTAGTAGAAGCTATTGAGAAGAAGCAATCTGAGATTGATTCTATGCTCAAAAGCGCAGGCGCAGAGAGCAAATCTGCTGTAGAAGCTGCTGAGAAAGCTGCTAAAGAACTCAAAGCTATGGGTGATCGCCTATTAGAGATTGAGCAGAAGCAAGCTGAAGGCATCAAGAAGGGCTATGAAATGCCTAAGTCTTTGGGTGAATCTTTTGCAACTTCGGATGAGTTCAAAGCATTTGCAGAAGGTCGCACTTCTAAAGCTCGCCTTGAGATCAAGAATACCATTACTGGTCAATCAGGCTCGCCTGCTGCTAATAGTGATACCATTGTTGCACCACAGCGCCAAGTAGGTATTGTTAGCGGTGCTTTCCGCACCTTGCGCATTCGGGATATTATGCCTTCGGGAACTACTAGCTCTAACCTTGTAGAATATACAAGAGAGCTTGCATTTACCAATTCTGCTGCTGAAACAGCAGAAGGCGCAACTAAGCCTGAAGCAGCTTTGACATTTGAATTAGTCAGCGCACCAGTTAAGACTATTGCTCATTGGCTCAAGCTCTCTAAGCAAGTTATGGATGATGCCCCTGCATTGGCTTCTTATGTTGATACCCGCTTGCGCTATGGTGTAGATCTGCGCATTGATCAGCAGTTGCTAAATGGCAATGGTTCAGGTCAGAATATTGGCGGTCTAGCCAAGGCTGGCAATCACACAGCATTTACTCCTTCTTCAGGTGATAATGCTATTGATAGCATCAATCGGGCTATCTATGCTGTTGCTGCTGCTGATTACAATGCAACTGCAATCATTCTCAATCCTGCTGATTGGGGTGCTATTGAGAGAACCAAGACCAATGATGATGCATATGTATTTGGCGCACCACAGAAACTCGCACCTACTTTGTGGGGCTTGCCTGTAATTGCTACTAATACTATGACTGCTGGTAAGTTCATGGTTGGCGCATTTGATATGGCTGCTCAAGTATGGAATCGCCAAGGAACAGTAGTAGAGATGAGTGAAGCTGATGATACCAACTTCCAAAAGAATTTGGTTACAGTTCGGGCTGAAGCTCGCTTGGCATTGGCGATCTATCGCCCTGCTTCTATTCAGTATGGTAATTTAACTGTTTAATAGGGGTAGTTAATAGGGAAGGGGGAAACTCCTTCCCATTTTTATCATGCTAGTTAAAGCCCAAAGAGATTTCATAAGCCCTACAATGGGAGATATAACCACAGGGCAGATTTTTGATTGTGATGATGGTATTGCTTATTTTTGGCTTGGCGCAGGATTGGTTGCAGAGTTCAAGCCTATGAAGTGGGAAGAATTGCAAACTAAACCTCATATTGAGAAAGCTGTTGAAACCAAAAAAGTGAGAAAGCGCAAAAATGGCAACTAAGATAATTACTGCACCTTCTTTTGAGCCTTTGTCAGTTGCAGATGTTTCTGAGTATTTGCGCCTTGATGATAGCCCTACAGATACAGCATTAATCTCTGCGCTTATTACTGCTGCAAGGCAGCATTTAGAAAATTACCTAAACAGATTTATTGCAGAGCAAACTGTTGAGCTTGCTCTTACTGGATGGAAAGATAAGATTGATCTTTCTGCGCCATTGCAATCAGTTACTTCTGTTAAATACTTAGATGAGAATGGGGCTGAACAAACCCTAAATGCTAATCAATATATTGTAGATACTTATTCAGAGCCAGCCAGTATCTATCCTGCTTACAATGTTACTTATCCTAATTTGTATGATCAGGAGAATAATGTAAAGATCCGCTATGTGGTGGGCTTTACTTCAGGCTCAAGCCCTGATACAAATCCACTTCCTGATCCGCTAAAGTTTGCCATGATGCTAATCATTGGTGATCTATATGCCAATAGAGAAGCAGGCGGAGAGAAGGCTTATCAGGTGAATCCTACTGTTCAAAACTTACTGCAATTCTATCGCCTGAATATTGGAATGTGAAAACAGCAGTTTGCATAGCTAGTGGCACTAGCCTAACTAAGGAAGATGTAGATTATTGCAGGGGCAAGGCTTCTGTTTATGTAATCAATAATACCTATTTGCTTGCGCCTTGGGCAGATGTTCTTTATGCCTGTGATGAGGAATGGTGGGATTATTACAATCCTGAATTTGCAGGCGCTAAGTGGACTATCAATGAGAATGCAGCCAAGAAATATAATTTAAATATAATTTTGCATGATACTCAGGCAATATTCTGCGAAACAGAAATGATAGCTACTGGGGGGAATAGTGGCTTTCAGGCTATTAACCTTGCTTATCTGCATGGCTTTAGGCGCATTCTTTTGCTTGGTTATGATTACCAAAACTCAGGGCAGCATTGGCATGGAAAGCACAAAGGCGCTTTAAATAAAAGCCCTGATATGCGCAGATGGATTAAGCATATGGAAAATGCTTATCCCCTTATGCAAAAGGCTGGATTAGAGGTTATAAACTGCTCTAGAGAAACTGCAATAAACTGCTTACCAAGATCAAATATAACCCAAGAGTTATGAAATTTATTAGTTACTATACCTATAAGTATAAAAATGAAGCTGCCAAATTAAAGCAGTCTTTAGAAGCATTAGGCTTGCAATACCATGTAGCAGTCATAGAAGATCAAGGCTCATGGGATGCCAATACCCATTACAAGCCAATATTTATCAAGCAACAGATACAGAATCAAAATGCTGTGGTGTGGCTAGATGCAGATTGCATGGTTTTAAGCCATCCACAATTATTCTTTGAGCTTGATTGTGATGTAGCCTTCCACAGATTTAGGGGCAAAGAACTTCTATCAGGAACAGTATTCTTTAAAAACACAGCTAGGACTATTGAGTTACTAGATAAGTGGATTGCAATTAATAAAGAAAATCCTGAGATCTTTGATCAAAAAAACCTAGATCAGGCATTAAAATCTATGACTGATATATCAATCCTAGAGCTTCCGCCTGAATACTGCTTTATCTTTGATCTATCTAAAGATTACTATCCTAGGGTAAACCCTATAATTGAGCATTATCAAGCAAGTAGGAAGTTTAGATGAGAATTCTTACCATCTGTGGCATAGGAGATATTCATTGGGTAATGCTCAAGATGGAATCCTTTATAGAGAAAGAATGTAAAGGTGTAATTCCTGAGATTACAGTATGGAATTTTGATGGCAGACCAAGAGCAGATGGCTTTGTAAGTCGCATTCCTTTTGTAAAGTTTGCTGGCTATGACAATGAGCCAATGGGCAATAGGCAAAAGCGCCTATTCCATGAAATGTATATGGATGGATCTAAGGATATTGTTGCAGGCTTTAAAGGCTATGATTACTTTATCTGTGTAAATGGCAGCCTAAGAATTGGGCATAGCATGGATAATATCTTGCCCCAATACAAGGTGAACTGGAATTACCCCATCAATGTGGATGATTGCACTAGCCCATATAGTGAGCCTTATATAATTTTCTACTTCTCTAATCATGGGATGTTTACAGATTGGATCTCCAAAATGACTTCTGAAAAGATCAGGAGTTTTATGCAACAGATTAAAGGCTATAAGCTGATCCTTACTGGAAGCTCATGGGATGCGCCATTTAACCAAGAGCTAGAAGATAATGGAGTTATCAATCTTTGCGGAAAGACAGATTTAACTCAGCTATTTGGTTTGATTAAGGGCGCTTCTGCCTTTGTGGGTTGGTGTGGCGGGAATACCATAGTAAGCCAGCATTTAAATACACCCACTCTAATGCTTTGGTCTAATTACTTCTCCCATAGGGCTTTTCAAACTAACTGGGTTGATCCTGATAGGCTAGGCAAGGTCTATATCCCTATGGATGTAGAAACAGCTACAAATGATTCCCTAATGAAGAATTTGGGGGTGCTTCTTGGAAAGTAAGTTGCTTTGGCTTCCTAAGTTCGGCATAGGCTATTATCCTGTAGAAGATCAGCCCTATGATGAAGCCTATTGGCAAAAATACCTAGTCATGGAGAACACAGATATAGGGAAAACCCTTAATAAAGCTAGGGTAGATTTGGTTAAGCAATTTTGGATGAAAGAGATCCTAGATATAGGTATTGGGTCAGGCGCATTTGTAAAAGCCCTAGATTATGCTTATGGCTTTGATATAAACCCATCAGCAGTTGCTTGGCTAAAAGAGGTAGGCAAGTATAAAGATCCTTATCCTGTAGATGCCATGAGCTTTTGGGATAGCCTAGAGCATATTCATAACCCAACTCATTTATTGAGCTATATCAAGAAATATGCTTTTATCTCCTGCCCTGTTTATGAAGATAAGGCGCACATTTTAAGAAGCAAGCATTTCCGCCCTGATGAGCATTGCTGGTATTGGACTAAGGAAGGATTGCAAAGATTTATGAGTAATTTTGGCTTTAGTCTTTTAGAATATAACCTAATGGAAACTGAAATAGGTAGAGAAGATATAGGAACTTTTGTATTTGTGAGAGATGAATGAAAGCAGGCAAATTAGATCGCAGAGTTCAAATTAAAGTAAAGACAGCTAGCAGGGATGCTTATGGCGCTGAGATCCTTACTTATTCAGTTTTGGCTACAGTATGGGCTGAAGTAGTTCCCACTAGCGGTAGGGAATACTTTGCAGCAGCGCAATTTATTCCTGAAGCAACTCTAAAAATTAGAATGCGCTTTAGGGAAGATTTTGATGAAACTGCGCTAATCTCCTATGATGGGGTGGACTATAACATTCTCTACATTGCAGAGATCGGCAGAGCAGATGGGCTAGAGGTCTTAGTTAAGAAGCCAGTATGATTAATGTAAAAATCCAAGGCTTAGAGCAAGTTAAGAAAGCTCTTAATCAGCTTCCTGTAGAAATCCAGCAGAGAGCCTTAAGATCAGCAGTTTCCGCATCAGCTAAAGTAGTTGTAGATGCTGCCATTCAAAAAGCACCCGCAGGTGAAACTGGCAATCTTAAAAAATCAATCTACAGATATAGAAGTAGAAGTGAATCAGGAACAGGCAGAGAAACCTATTTGATAGGTGTTCGCAAGGGCAAGAAAGCCTATGCTGATACAGCAAGAAACAGAAGGTTAAATAGGGTAGGCAAGAAATATACAGTTCAAGGAGAAGCCTATTATTGGCGCTTTTTGGAGTTCGGAACTGTTAAAATGCAAGCAAAGCCCTTTATGCGCCCTGCTTTTGAAGGATCTAGAGGGAAGATCTTAGAGGTAATGAAAGAAAGATTAGGCAAGGCAATTCAAACTCAAGCAAATAAATTGGCTAAAAAATGACTATAGAAACTTCAATTTATTCCGCCCTACAGGGATTAGCTAATGGCAGGGTCTATCCATTGCAAGCGCCTGAGAAAGTTACTTTCCCATGCATTGTATATTTTCGGATTAACTCAGCACCTATTAATACCTTGGATGGCGCATCTACTCTTGATTTAGTTCGCATTCAGGTGGATACTTATGCAAAGACTTATTCAGCCTGCAAAGTGCTTGCTGAATCTGTTAGGTCATCTTTAGAAGGAAGCGCAGTAAAGGCAACTTTACAGACTGATCAAGATATTTTTGAGCCTGATTTATCTGTTTACAGAGTATCTCAGGATTATTATGTATGGCAAACTAGGTAGGAGTTAATATGAGTTCAAATGCTTTAGAAGCACAAGGAATGTTAATCAAGATTGGTAATGGCGCTTCTCCTGAAGTGTTCTCTACTATTTCTGAAATTAAGACCTTTAGTGGTCCAACAGGGTCAGCAGCAGTTATTGATGTTACTGATCTAAGCTCTACTGCTAAAGAAAAGCGCATGGGTCTAGCTGATGAAGGACAGTTGAGTTTCACTATCAACTATATTCCTGATAACACTCAGCACGCACTACTTCGCACTCAGCGAGCAAGCCGAGAGGAAACCAATTTTAAGATGGTCTTTACTGATGATAGCCCTTCTACTACTTGGAGTTTCTCTGCATTTGTAACTGGCTTTGCTGTATCAGGCGCAGTTGATAATGTGGTAGAAGCTACTGTAACTTTAGAAATTACTGGATCAATCACACAGAGCTAAGAATGGCAATCTTAAATAGAGAAGCAATATTAGGCGCATTAGATTTAAAAAAAGAGTTAGTTAAAGTTCCTGAGTGGGGCGGTGAAGTTTACATCAGCATGATGACTGGTGAAGCTAGAGATGCTTGGGAACAGGGATTGGTAGGCGGTAAAGGTGCAAACCTAGAGAATATTAGAGCTAGGCTTGTTTCCTTTACTGCTGTGGATGAGCAAGGCAAGCGCATTTTTAATAATGAAGATGCTGTAGAGCTTGGCAAGAAATCCGCAACTGCTCTTGAGAGATGTGTAAAGGTGGCGCAGAAGTTAAATAGATTAACTGAGGAAGAATTAGATAATCTAGTAAAAAACTAAAAGCCCATCCCCAAAGACAGTTCTACTTTAGTTTAGCTCTGAAATTGGGAATGCCAGTTGGGGAGATGTTAAGAAGGATGGATAGTGCTGAGATAACTGAATGGATGGCATACTTTAAGTTAGAAACACTTCCAAAACAGAAAGCATCAGATGTAATAAAAGCCAAATTTGCTCACAGGGTTAAGAGGAAAGAAAAATAATGGCATCATTAGGGCAATTAGTAGTTTCTCTTACTGCTGAAACTGCGCAATTCAAAGAAGCGCTTTCTAAAGCAGCCTATGAAACTGATAGGGCTATGAAGAAGATTGAATCTTCTACTAGCTTTGTTTCTACTGCCTTCAAAACTCTCTTAACTGCTGGAGTAGTGGCGCAAGTTACTAGCGGTGTTAATTCAATCATTGATTCTATGGCTCGCCTAGATGATATGGCTGAAGCTACAGGCGCATCTGTTGAGAATCTTTCTGCTCTAGCAAATCAGGCAAAGATAAGTGGTTTAGAAATTGGCTCTCTAGAGGGCGCTTTAGTAAAATTTAATAAATCTCTGTTCTCTGTAACTGAGGAATCTAGCAAGGTTGAGAAAGCGCTTAATGCTATTGGCTTATCTGCTGGTCAGCTTCGCAGCATGGATACAGCAGAAGCTACTTTGCTTATTGCTAAAGCTCTTGATGGATTTGCAGATAGCGCAAATAAAGCTGCCATTATTCAAACCATCTTTGGAAAATCAGCTAGGGAAGTAGCGCCATTCTTAAAAGATTTGGCTGAAACTGGAACTCTTAATGCTACTGTAAGCAAAGAGCAAGCAGCGCAGGCTGAAGCGCTACAGAAATCAATTAAAAGGCTTGGCTTGGAGTTTGATCTATTTACTAAGAGCATTGTAAGTAGTGCAATTCCAGCGCTTCTAGAGTTCTTTAAAACTTTAAATGCAATCATTCAGCCTTATGCAATTCTAGGTAATAACCTACAAGAATTAGAAACTGCATTAGCAAAAGTTAATGCAACTATTGAAAAGAATAACTCTTTAGGGAAAGAGAACTCTAAGAGCAATTTAGAACTGCAAAAAGGTTTGCAAACCCGCATTTCTTTCTTGAAAGAGCAAAAGCGCATTGAGGAAGAAATAGCTAATAATGCTGCTAAACCTAAGAAGCAAGCGCAATTTGATCCTAAAGACTATTCTAAAGGATTAGCTTCAATTAATGAAAGCAATATGAAGTTCCTTACTTCTGTTAGAGATATGACTAACAGGATTAATATGGAGATGGAAAATGTATTTTCTTCTGAAACAGAGAAGAAGCTACAGGCTAATCTTTTAACCTTGCAAAAGATGGTTGAGGATGCAGCTACATCTATGGCTAAACAGCTAGATGAAAAGAATATTACTCCTGAACAGTATGCAGCAGGAGTTAAGGAACTATCTTTGAATTATGTAGCAGCTATTGAGGTAGCTACAAAGCTAAAAGAAACTCAGGATGAGTTGAACTCTAGCTATTCTTATGGCGCAGCAGTAGCGCTTTCACAGTATATTAATCAATCACAGAATCTAGCTAATGCATCAGCAGGCATAGTAACCAATGGTTTAAGAAGCATGGAAGATGCTCTTTTTGGAGTGATTAGCGGAACTATGAATGCATCTCAAGCATTCTCAAGCATGGTTAAGAGCATTCTTGCTGATATTGCAAAGCTAATGATTAGGCAATCCATAACTGCGCCTTTAGCTGGCTTATTGTCTAGCTCATTGGGTAGCTTCTTTGGCGGATCTGTTCAGGCAGCGCCTACTTCTACTGGCTTAATGAGTTTTGATGGCGCTGGCTATGGTGGTGGCAGAGCCTTAGGCGGTGATGTAAATGCAGGAACTTCTTACTTAGTTGGTGAGAGAGGTGCTGAGATATTCACTCCAAATATGAATGGCTCAATCATTCCTAATGGCGCAATGGGGCAAACTAATAATGTTGTAGTTAATGTGAATATGGAAAATGGAACAGTTGATGCCAAAGATGGCAGCAAATTAGGTGTATTGATTGGCAATGTAGTCAAGCAAGAATTAGTCAAACAGAAAAGGGCAGGGGGCTTGTTAGCATAATGGCAACTTTTACATATCAGCCTTCTTATGGAATTGCAGTAAAGAAAGAGCCTAAAGTCTTAGCTGTTAAATTTGGTGATGGCTATGAGCAGAGGGCGCAATTTGGTATTAATCAGAATCCTAGGGTATGGGATCTGCAATTTAATGGCAAAACAGAATCAGAAGCAGATGCTATAGATGCATTTTTTACTACTGAGAAAGGTGTTACCTACTTTAACTGGACTCCACCACAGGGCGCAGCAGGAAAATGGATTTGCAGATCTTGGGATATTTCTTTAGTAGAAGTTGATTGCTATAACATTGCAGCAACTTTTGAGGAAGTCTTTGATCTAGGCTAATTATGAGCTATCCATTAAAGATTTCTTCTGAGCTACAAAAGTTAGCGCCTAATGCAGTTATTGAGCTTTATGAGCTTGATGCTTCCACTTTTGGCGGTAGTGTTTATTATTTTCATGCTGGCACTAATGGGCTTACTCAAGCTGTAGTATGGCAAGGGCAAGAATATCAGCCTTATCCAGTTCAGATTACTGGCTTTGAGATTTCTACAGGCGGTCAGATTCCTAGACCTAAAATGGTGGTTTCTAATTTATCAGGAATTATCACAGCATTAGTTTTAGCATATGATGATCTTTTGGGCGCTAAGATTACTAGAAAGCGCACTATGCAGAAATATCTAGATGCTGTTAATTTTGCAGGCGGTGTAAACCCTGATGCAGATCCTACAGCAGAATTTCCTGATGATATTTACTATATTGAAAGAAAGACTTCTGAAAATAAATCAGCAGTAGAGTTTGAACTTTCTGCTTCTTTTGATGTGCAAGGTGTAAAACTTCCTAGAAGGCAAATCATTCAAAATATTTGCCCTTGGGTTTATAGGGGTGCTGAATGTGGATATGCAGGATCTAATTACTGGAATGCCAATGATCAGCCAGTAGGATCTTTAGGGCAGGATGTTTGTGGAAAAAGAATATCTTCCTGTGAGCTTAGATTTGGCACAAATGGAGAATTACCTTTTGGCGGATTTCCAGCAGCTTCACTCATAAAATGATTCTTTCTGATGCGGTTAAAGTAAGATTTGTAGAGCAAGCCAAAGCGGAAAACCCTAGGGAAGCCTGCGGTTTAGTAATTATTAAGAATGGCAAGCAAGTCTATAAGCCATGCAAGAATCTTGCTAGAGGAACAGATCAATTTGTATTAGATCCTGAAGATTATGCAAATGCTGATGAAGAAGGAGAGATTGTTGCTGTAATTCATTCTCATCCAAATATTAGCGCAAAGCCATCTCAGGCTGATTTAGTTAGCTGTGAAGCAAGCGGATTGCCTTGGTTTATCTGTGGGCTGCCTAGTGAGCAATGGGAATATATAGAGCCTACAGGCTATGTAGCGCCTTTGGTAGGAAGGCAATGGGCGCATGGTGTATTAGACTGCTATTCAATCATTAAAGATTGGTATCTACAAAGCAGAAATATTGAGCTTTTAGACTTTGAAAGAAGGGATGAATGGTGGAAAATAGGGGAGAATCTCTATTTAGATAATTTTGAGAAGGCTGGATTTAGGAAAATAAGCAAGGATGAGCTTTCTGAGGGAGATGTAATTTTGATGTGCATCTATTCAGAAGTTCCTAATCATGGCGCTATTTATTTGGGTGATGGGCTAATCCTACACCATGTGCAGAATAGATTATCTACTAGGGATGTGTATGGTGGATATTGGCTTAAAAATACTTATGGTTATCTAAGATATGAAAAAGATTCAGCTTTTAGGTGAATTAGGCAAAAAGTTCGGCAAGAGCTTTAAGATGGATGTTAAGAATCCTGCTGAAGCTGTTCGGGCTTTGTGTGTTAATTTTCCTGAGTTTAGAAAAGAATTGCTTGAATCAGGAGATAAAGGCATTGGCTATAGGGTAATTGTAGGCAAGCAAGATCAAACTGTAGAAGAATTAAATAATCCATCAGGCAAAAATACAATTAAATTTGTTCCAGTTCTACAAGGCGCAGGCGGTGGCGGTGGGTTAAATATTATTGCTGGAGTAGTTCTTTTGGTGGCAGCAGCAGCTTTAAATATTGTTGCACCTTTTAATCCTGTATCTCCTTATTTGATTAGCGCTGGAGTAGCCATGATTATTGGCGGAGTAATTCAAATGCTCACTCCTGTTCCAAATCTAAATTCTGATACTTCTAACAATAGCCCTGATAATAAGCCATCCTATGCATTTAATGGTGGAGTAAATACTTCTGCCCAAGGGTATCCAGTTCCAGTAGGTTATGGAAGAATGGTTGTAGGAAGCGCTGTAATTAGTGCAGGAATTGTTGCAGAGGAATTGCCATGAGCAAAAATAAAATTATTGTTGGCGCTGGCGGTGGTGGCGGTGGCAAAGGCGGTGGCGGTGGTGGCGGTGGTAGAGTTGCTCAAGAAGCGCCTGATACCCTTAGAAGTATTGCCTATGCAAATGTTTTAGATTTAGTTGCTGAAGGTGAAATTGAAGGCTTGGCAGATGGCTTGAAATCTGTTTATTTCAATAATACCCCTTTGCAGAATGATAATGGCACTTATAACTTTAGCGGTGCTTCTGTAGTTGCTACTAGAGGAACTCAAGATCAATCCTATATTCAAGGCTTCCCTGCTGTAGAAAATGAGCTTGGAGTAAATACTCAAGTAGAATTCTCAACTCCTATAGTTAGGCAGATTTCTAATGCTGATGTTGATGCAGTTAGGGTTACTATTAGCATTCCACAGCTTACACAGCAAAACCTTACAAATGGTGATTTAAATGGTGCATCTGTTCAATATGCAATAGATGTTCAATCTAATGGTGGTGGTTATGTTCCGCAAATTTTAGGCAGCCAATGGCAAACCAATGCAATTAACAAAGTATCTAATACTTTAGCGCAAGCTAATCAATCTGTTTATCAGATGCAGATTCAAGTAACAGATACTAGCAATGCTGCTGTTTATGTAGCGCAATATAAATTGCAATCTAGCGGATCTTGGCTTACTGCTGGCTTAACCACTAAAACAGATACACAATCTCAAGAAGCTGGATATTATGATTCTGATGGTAATTGGAACACTTACACAGAAACAGTAACAGTTAAAACCTTTACAAGCCCATTCTTAGCTTTAGGCTTGTATGAGATGCGCATAGTGATTAGTTCAGGATCTCCTTATATTAGCGCTGTTAATGGCAATATTGGCACACCATATGCAACTATCAATGGTAAAACTACTTCAAAATATCAAAGATCTCACAGAATTGAGCTTACTGGAGATGCGCCTTGGGATATTAAGGTTAGAAGGATTACTGCTGATAGCACTTCCACAGCTTTGCAAAATAAGACTTTTTGGGATTCTTATACAGAAATTATTGATGGCAAATTCCGCTATCCAAATTCGGCAATAGTTGGAATTAGAATTGATGCTTCTCAGTTTGATAGTATTCCCACTAGAAGCTATGATCTTAAACTTTTAAAGGTAAAGATTCCTACTAATTACAATCCAGTTTCTAGATCATATACTGGCATTTGGGATGGCACATTTAAAACAGCTTGGACTGATAACCCTGCATGGTGTTTTTATGATCTTTTAACCAATTCTAGATATGGCTTGGGCGGATTCATTCCTGAAGCGCAAGTAGATAAATGGACTTTATATGAGATTGGGAAATACTGTGATGAGTTAGTTCCTGATGGCTTTGGTGGCACAGAGCCTAGATATACTTGTAATATCTATCTGCAAACTAGGGCAGAAGCATATAAAGTTATTAATGATATGGCTTCCATATTTAGAGGAATGCCTTACTGGTCTAGTGGATCTATTACTGTAGGATATGATGCGCCTGTAGATCCTGTTTATCAATTTACAAATGCCAATGTCATTGATGGAACTTTTACTTATCAGGGCAGCGCAATCAAAGCAAGGCACACAGTAGCCTTAGTTACTTGGAATGATCCTGATGATTTTTATAGGCAGAAGGTTGAATATGTTGAAGATGCTGATGGCATCTCTAGATATGGCATAGTTCAAACAGAAGTGCTTGCTGTAGGCTGCACATCTAGAGGTCAGGCAAACAGGGTAGGGCGCTGGATTCTATTTACAGAGCAATCTGAAACAGAAGTAGTAACCTTTAGAACTGGCTTAGAAGGGAATCAGATTCGCCCATCCAATGTCATACAAATTGCTGATGAAGCAAGGGCTGGCACTAGGATAGGCGGAAGAATTTCTAGCGCAACTACTACTGTAATAACTGCTGATCAAAATGTAAGCGGAATCACAGGCATTGTCGGTGCTACTCTATCTGTGTTGCTGCCAAGTGGAGTATTGGAATCTAGAACTATTTCTTCTGTATCTACAAATGCAATGACAGTATCTAGCGCATTTAGCGCTACTCCTGCTGTTAATGCTATTTGGATGGTTCAAACTTCTAATCTTTCTTTGCAAACCTTTAGAGTTACTTCTATTACAGAAGAAGATGATGGGCTTACAGTTACAGCATTAGCACACAATCCTGATAAGTATGCAGAGGTTGAGCAAGGATTAAAGCTACAGCCTAGAGTAATTAGTTCTTTATCAATAGTTCCTGCTGCGCCTACAAATCTATCTGTATCTGAAGTTCTTTATGAAGAAGGCGCAGATATTAATGTGTTGGTTACTCTTTCATGGAGTCCAGTTCAAGGCGCTACATCTTATCAGGTATCTTATAAGGTAGATCAAAGAAACTTTGTAACCTTGCCTACAACTCAATCTACTTCTATTGATATTAGAAATGCTTTAGATGGGCAGTATGAATTCAGAGTTTTTGCTATTAATTCCATTGGTAAAAGATCAGCGCCTACAGAATTAACTGCGCAGATCTATGGAAAAACAGCCCCGCCTGCTGATGTAACTAACTTTGCAGTAAATATAATTGGCACTCAGGCGCATTTATCTTGGACACCAGTTGGAGATTTGGATTTAGCTTATTACAGAATTAGGCATTCAAATCTTACATCAGGCGCAACTTATTCTGATTCCATAGATATTATTGATAAGGTAGCTCGCCCTGCTAATACTGCTGTAGTTCCTGCAATGACAGGCACTTATTTTATTAAAGCCTATGATAAGTTAGACAATGCTTCTATCAATGCAGCTTCATCTGTGGCAATCATTAATAATATTTCAGGCTTAAATGTCATTGAAACAATCACAGAATCTCCTTTATTTTTAGGGCAAAAGATAGAATGCTCTGTAGGTGATGATGGATTGGTATTAGATACTGCTGTAGATTTTGATGCTGTAGCAGGGAATTTTGATGATGTTGAAGGTTTATTTGATGGTGGTGGTGGCACTACATCCACAGAAGGAACTTACTTCTTTGAGGATTATCTAGATCTTGGCAATGTATATACAAGCAGGCTCACAGTAAATATTGAGGTAGGCAGGCTAGACTATGTAAATACCTTTGATTCTAAAGAAGGTCTATTTGATAGCACTATAGGGGATTTTGATGGAGATCCTGATAGCTTTGATGATACAAATGTAGAGTTATGGGTTTCTACAACTGATGATGATCCAAATAGCTCTCCTGTTACTTGGACTGCTTATAGAAGATTCTTGGTTGGAGATTACACAGCAAGGGGATTCCGCTTTAAGGCTGTTTTAACTTCTACTGATGAAACTGCAAGCCCAATTATTAAATCACTCTCTATAAATGTAGATATGCCTGATAGGGTCATTGGCGGAGATGATTTAGTAAGCGGAACAGGCGCAGGCGGTTATTCTGTAACCTTCTCTCCAGCCTTTAGAGTAGCCCCTGCTATTGGTATCATGGCGCAGAATTTGGCGCAAGGTGATTTCTATGAAATTCCCACAAAATCAGCTTCAGGCTTTACAATTAGATTCAAGAATTCAGGCGGAACTGTAGTCAGTCGCACCTTTGATTATGTAGCCAAAGGCTATGGAGAGCTTGTTACTTAGGAGAATATATGTCGCAGCATGATCTAACCATTGATAATCAAGGTTTTCCCGCATTCAGGGCAGATCTTAATAATGCGCTTCAGGCTTTAGGAAGCACTCAATCAGGCACTACAGCCCCTTCACCTACTTTTGCTAATCAGCTTTGGTATGACACCACAAATAATCAGCTAAAGATCCGCAATGAAGATAATGATGCTTGGATTGTTATAGTTACATTAAATCAATCTACTGATGTTACAACTGGAATAGGCTCTAAGACACTTCCAACAGGGGATTTAGTAGGAACTACAGATACACAAACTTTAAGTAATAAAACTGTTACTTTTGCTGATGGCTCTGCTGCAACTCCAGCAATTTCTCCTGCAAGTGATTCTAATACTGGTATTTTCTTCCCTGCTGCCGATACTATTGGATTTGCAGAAGGTGGCGCAGAAGCCATGCGCATTGATTCTAGTGGAAATGTTGGAATTGGAACTGCCGCACCACAGCAAAGATTAGGTGTAAAACCAGCATCAAATGTTCCACAACTTTATTTAATGCAAGACAATGTGGCAAATGATGGCTGGAAGCTATTTGCTGATTCATCTAATGGAGATTTAAGGTTTTATCGCACAACAGAGGGTGCTAACACAGAATATGCTAGAGTAACTTTTGCAGGTCTTTTCCAATTCAACTCAGGCTATGGCTCAGTAGCTACTGCCTATGGATGCAGAGCATGGGTAAATTTTAATGGAACTGGAACTCCAGCAATTAGAGCTAGTGGTAATGTGAGTTCTATTACTGATAATGGTGCTGGTGATTACACAGTAAACTTTACTAACGCTATGCCTGATGCAAATTATTCTGTTTCTGGCGTTTGCGTTGGAAGTACAACCAATGCTTTTTCAATGATTTGCGGTGCTGGTGGTAGTGTTCTTAATACAGGAAGTGTACGCTTTGGAGTTATTGCATCTTCCACAGGAACGCAACAAGATTATAGCCATATTTCTTTATCAATATTCCGCTAGGATAAATTATGAATCAAAGAATTATTTACCCTTTAGATGATGGTGGTGTAGCTATTATTGTGCCTGCCCCTGAAGCTAGGAAGCAAATTTTAGTTTCTGAAGCTGTTACTGAAAAAATTATTATTCCTGCTACAGAAAATTCTCCTGAAAAAGAAGAAGAAAAAGTAATTTCTCCAGCAGTTTACAGAGATCAAACTGATGATGAGTTTATTGAGTGGATTGCTAAAAAAGATGTTCCTGATGGAAAACCTTATAAGATTATTAATATTTCTGATATTCCTGCGGATAGGACTTTTAGAAATGCTTGGGAGTATGCATAATGATTAAGATTAATCTAGAAAAAGCTAAAGAGATTACTAAAGATCGCCTAAGAGCAGAAAGACAGCCTTTATTACAAGCTCAAGATGTAGCATTTCAAAGAGCTTTAGAATCAGGCGCAGATACTTTTGATATTGTTGCTGAGAAGCAAAGACTTAGGGATATTACAAAACTTGCTGATAAAGCTAAGACCTTAGATGAACTCAAAGCAATTTCTGTGGAGTAATCATGCTAATTCTTGATTGGATAATGGACAAACTAGGCTATACCAAAAAACTTAGCTTCTCAGATCTTATTATGAGATGGGAATTTGAAGAAGAAAAGCCAAAGCGCAAGCCTGCTGTTAAAAAGCCAGCTAAGAAAACAGCAACTAAAAAAACAGTCCGCAAGAAGGTGTAATCATGGCAGATGATTTCTTAGATCCATATAAGTATGGCAAGCTAGTAGCGCAATTTGAGCAGATGGAAAAAAAAGTAGATGCAATGGAATCTGATATTAAAAAGCTACTTGCTATGGCTGAAAGATCTAAGGGATCTCTTTGGGCGCTTATGGGTGTAGCATCTGTAGGTGGCGGAATGATTACTTATCTTGCAGATCTATTTATTAAAAAATGAGCTTTGTAAATGAATCTCTAACCAAATGGAATAAATCAGAGCCATTTGAATTACAAGTAGCTAGAGGACAAATTAGAGGTCATTCAGTAGTTAATATCTTTGGATTTAATACATCTGTAGGCACTTCTTTTATTACTCCTTGGGAATTAAATACTCAATATCCTTTTCTATCTTCTGCGCAACAATTATCTATAGTTTCTACTTCTACTTCTGATACAGGCAAGATTGTCATTATTTCAGGCTTAGATGCCAGTTATAACCCAATTACAGAAACTAAGACTGTTAATGGAACTACTCCAGTAACTACTACAAATGCTTTTTTGCGCATTAACTCTATGGCTGCTGGAGATGGCACTATTATCGGCAATATTACTGCTTCCTATAATGGAACAGTCTATGCTCAGATTACAGATGGTGTAGGTAGGACACAAATGGCGCAATATACTGTTCCTGCTGGACACACCTTCTATCTTTATAGAATCAATGGCTGGTCAGCTACAGCAAATAATAATCAATATATTACTTTTAGAAATAGGGCAACTACTTTAACTGCTACTTTTGATGTGGCGCAGGCTACATTTACTAGCTCACAATTTGAAGTGCAGCGCAGGCTTCCTTTTGCCTATGGTGAAAAGTCTAATATCCAGTTGCAATGCAAATCTAGCAATTCTACAAATGATGTAGCTCTAGCAGCAGAAGGCATCCTAATTAAGAATTTGGAGTAAGTATGATCTTAGAAACCATCATTGGCGCATTAGTTCCTGTAGGCATAGAAGGCATTAAGCAAATTATTGGCAAATTTACTGGCGGAGTTCGCCCTACTACTATTGCAGAGCAGATTGAGCTAGATAAATCTGAGATCTCTAGGCTTGAAGCTCTTGCCAAATTAGATAATCCTTTTGGGCAGCCTAGCCAATGGGTAATAGATCTAAGGGCTTCTGCTAGGTATATTGGCGCTTTAGTAGTGATTGCTTTGGGGATTACTACTATTTATCTGCCTGTAGATCCATATATCCAGCGCATAGGCTTAGAAGCTGCCAATATTGCATTTGGCTTCCTTTTTGGCAGTCGCATTATGGCTAATCTTGCTAAGAAATGAACTCAGAGCATTTAATTGCTTTAGGCATTCATGCTAACTGGTATGATGCATTGCAAGAAACCTTTGATAGGTATGAAATTAACACCATAAAAAGGCAGGCTCATTTCATAGGACAATGCGCCCATGAATCTAATTGGTTCAAAACTCTAGAAGAAAATTTAAACTACTCTGCGCAGGGCTTAATGAGCATTTGGGGATCTAGATTCCCTACCCTAGAGATTGCTCAACAATATGCTAGAAACCCTGAAAAGATAGCCAATAAGGTCTATGGTGGCAGATTTGGCAATACAGAAGATGGGGATGGCTGGAAATACAGGGGTAGGGGAATTATTCAGCTTACCTTTAAAGAGAACTACAAAAGGACAGGAGATGCCTTAGGAGTTGATTTAGTGGCTATGCCTGAGCTTTTAATCACTCCCAAATACTCAGCCTTATCTGCTGGTCATTTTTGGTCTAAAAAGGGCTTAAATTCGCTTGCAGATGTGGATGATTATCAAGAGATAACCAAGCGCATAAATGGTGGGCAAACTGGACTAATGGATAGGATCTATAAAACCAAGAAAACAGAAGAAGTATTACTTAGAGAAATTTAAAGATCTGTAGATCTTGCCATCCTGCCATTGCTTATCTATGCCAGCTTCCTGATAAAGCTGAATTACCTTCTCAGGGTAAACCATTATAGGCTTCTTCTCTGCAAAGCAGAATACATATACTAGAGAGAATTCTTTGGTGTTATACCACTCAAGAAATAGCGGAATCTTATCTATTTCTTCTTTCTTGAAATTGCCAGTTCCTTTTACATTCACCACATACATTCCATTAGGAGTTTCTAGGATGTAGTCAGGAATATTTCTAAGTAATGGATTGAGCTTAAAGTAATTTGGGATAGCGCTTACTTTTTCTTCAAATCCTAATCTCCAGTATTTGTAGTTTTTTTGTGTGCAGTATTTCTCAAAAAGTATTTCGCCATGATTGACTACTTTTTGTCTTTCTAAGAATGTGTGTGCTGCTTTCATGCCAGTTTGATAAGCGGAGAACTGGTCAAAACCCTGTGAAGGATAGAGCTTATCTCTCTAGATTTCATGGCGCTAAATTAGCTTCTTCTTTAGCTTTAATCAAAGGCTCTGCAAGCTCAATAATAATTACTTGATCTGTTAGCGCTATTTTGATTGCTTCAAGAGTTTGCCCTTGCCTAATAAACTTTTGCACCAATTCCCTGATTTCCTGTTCCATAACTATCCTTAAAATGGAATATCTTCTGAAAGATCATCAATGCCATCTTTCTTAGGCTTTGGCATCTCATCATCTCCCCTAGGCTTGAAGTTATCCTTCTGCTTTGGCTCAGAGAAATTAAGCCAGCCATCCCAACTTACAGGCAGAGATTCAATCTTGGCTGCTAGTCCGCCTTGGCGGGTATCCATTACAACTCCACACTTAACCCATCTAGTCTTATCTTCGCCTGTGGTTTGATCTTTGTAAGTTCCGCTTTTTGCTATCAATTCATACTTAATTGCCATTTAGTTTCCTTTTTAACTGTGAAAGTGTTGCATCTACTTCATTCAAAAATTGCTTAACTTCTGCTTCCATTTCCTGAATATATGCATCATCCCAATTCAGGCGCACTACAAACAGTTGAAGATCTTCAGGCAGCCTAGGATCAAAAGATGCAAAATCACACCATTTGCGCCCTGTGCAAGCCATCTGAGCCATCATCTGAGGGATATATTTAGAAGGCGGTTTGCCATCCTGTAAATATTCTAAGTGAGTAGTTGTATTTGGGCATTTAATCTCCAGTAACCCATCTTCCGCTACTAAGCCATCAGGAGAGCAGCCAAACCATTCAATAGTAGGATGATCCACAAATGGCACTTGCTCAACAAATAGCCCTTTATGAGTTTCATAAGCAATCCTAGCAAATGGTTCTTGCTCAGTTCCCCATTGCATTGCAGAGTTAGTAAAAGAATCTGCTGGCTTGCCAGTTAATCTCTCAGCTACAAGATCCATCCTGTAATTCTTGCGCCCTGCTGATTCTCCTGATTTGATCTTAGATAACACATCTGCAACTCTAGAAGCTGTAACCTTGCCTGCTCTAAGCGCCTTCCATGCATCAGAGCCTTGCTCAATCTTTGTTGCTTCTACTCTATCTTCAGTAGTGAAGGTGGTCATTTAGTTTCCTGTTTGAGTTTAATTAGTTCCTGTAACTGTTTGCAAAACTGCTCTCCCGCCTGCGCTGCTTTCAAAGCATCATCCCAATGCTTAGTAAGGCAAAATCTATAGACACTATTCACAGCAAGCTTAGTATCTAAATACAGTTCAGCATAATCTTCTTCTTTCATTCTCTATCTTCCTGATCTATTTGTGGTTCATTGAGTTGAATCAGTTGGGTTTCCCCATCCTTTTCAAATTGTTTTTGTAGCTCTTTGCTCATAGCTTCAACTGCTGCCTTCCATCCAAGGGCAAAGAAATCTTCAGGATTCTCTACTGGGGTATCTAGCTTATTGAATGCTTCTAAGCAAAGTCTATTATCTATCATTTTTTCGCTTCCATTTAAAAGGATAAATTTCTAAAGGTTTCTCAGCATTAAGATCATCCAAGGTTCTACTCATCAATTCTCTAAACTGTTTCCATTTGGCTTGATAGTAAGGCTGCTCACTAGCAGGAATGTAGTTATACAGCTTGCGCCATCTGATAGTAATATCTGTGGTGCTAGGTGTGTAAATGTAATCATCTTTCATTTGTCTTACTCCTATATCTTTGTTGAGATTGTCTAGCAAGGCAGAATTCGCATTTCCATCTTCTGATCTTGCTTCCTGTTTCTACTAATTTAAAGCCATCTTCATTGCGCATTGCTTGGCAACTACTACAAAACTTCTTTTTTATTCCATCCATCTTTCAAGTAACCCCATTCACTAGCATCAATAACAGCGCTTAATTTTCCACATACATCACAGGAATCAATCCAGCATCTATATTCATGGTGCTTTGGTTTTTGAGTTCCCCATTTAGTTCCGCAATCATGGCACACATTATCAGGCTGCTCATCAGCTAGTCGCATTCATCTGCCCCTTCTTAATGTCATAAGCATCTTTTAGGGTATTTGCAAGACTTTTAAATTTCTTGAGTTTTGTGTAACCTTCAGAGAAGGCAGTTCGCAACTCGGCAGGGGTAGAGCTTGCCTGAATTTTGCCAATGTAGATTGTGGCTTCTTCTTGCGGATCTTCTTGCTCATCAGGCGGTAGATCTTCATTCTGATAGATGAATAGCCCAATGCCAAAGCTGGCAATGCATTTAGTCAGGCAGCGCATCTGAGCATCAGAGATCTTCCTAGCATCAGGCTGCTTGATTGCATTATTCCTGTGATCCATTACTGGTAGATGCATCCGCATAGTTTTCCCAAATGCAGTTACATTGCAAAAGACCATGCATGAATCATTGTAGAATTTTGGATCAGGAAACTCCCAAGTAGCGCTAGGGTCATGCATAAGAAGTTCATCAACAGCATAAGCCCATGAAAGGTAATTAAGAGATCCCTTCTTCTTTATCTTGCCAGTTACATCAATGGCTCTAAGATCTTTGTAGTTCATAGATCACCATTCGCTTCTTCTTCATCAGCCTGAGATACAGCTTTGCCTTCCCAATAATCATAGACAGAAGATTGAATAATTAAGCCTAGCATTGCCTTATCATTTTTTTCTAATGCTTCTTCAATGGTATCTCTATGCTTGTATAAGCATTCCTCATAAAGTGCTTCCATAAAATTATCAAAGTTATGAGGGTTCATTTCGCCATGCATCAATTCCGCTATGCGCTGATCCATGCGAGCTTCCGCATCTCCAGCTTCTCTATATGGTGATTCAAGCCATGCATCATATTTATTCATTTTGTTTCCTTCACTTAGTTAGATACCACACATACTGCGCAAAACAGAAAAAAGCTAAAGTTAAAATTACCATATGCCAATTCTTGAGTTTCATATTGTTTCCTTTTCAATTAATAAACTGCCAACATCTTATCTACTAAATAAAAATCTCCAGTAATAGTGCTAAATGGAGTTGCTCTATCTGTATCAAATCCTTCAAACTTTCTGCCTGATTTCAGCATTCCGCCATTGTGTTCATAGCCTAAAGAATCAATGATTTCAAAATAGCAATCATAGGTAACAAAACCAATCAATGCGCCATACTTACTAAAAAGCGGAGTATGTTTAGTAAAGTAATAGCTAGGCTCTTTGATGAATCCGCCATGAGCCAAAACCTTAATTGCTTCTTTAAATTTGTAAGTTTTCATATTGTTCATATTGTTTCCTTAATGCGCCCCGAAGGGCGCTGTTGATTAGCGGTCAATGCGGTTAGTAATATCAAAGCGATCTACTTCTTCTTGCTTTTGTCTTTCTTGGTCAATAACCATTTGCATAGCAGCAGACCATTGCCATAAGGCACATTCATTAACAGCTTTTAAGCCTAGCCATCCACCAATAAGACCATCCTCTAATTCTTTATAAAGTTTGTCAGTATCAAAGGCTGGAGTGCCATCAGAGTGCCTGCCAATATGCCAATTTGAATTGCGCAAAATAGCATTTTTAATTGCTACAGCAGCTTTTATGATAATTTGATCTTGCATTTTGATTTCCCTTCACAGAAATAAGCAACATTGCTTAAGTAGAATCATACATCAAATGTAGATAAATCTACAATTATTTACCTAGGATTTACCCTAATACTGTAACCCTATGAATCTACAAGAAATAGGCTAGAATCTACTTATTCTACAAAGGAGAGAGCATGGAAGCGGTGCAACAAACCCAATTTGATAAGGCTTTGGCAGTATTTGGCTCAATTAAGGGCATGGCAGAAAAAGTAGGGGTAAAGTATGTCAGTTGCTATGCATGGTATATGCGGGGCGGAAAGATCCCTAAAAAGCACCATAATGCGGTCTTACAGGCTTCAGAAGGCAAATTGACAGCCCAAGACCTTGAGTAGCCTAAATCAGCGCACAATAGCCCTTTTAGAAGGTCAGGGCTATTTGTGTGATGTAGTTGAATCCTACAATGCCTTTACAAAGCGCAAGAAGGACTTATTCGGCATTTTTGATATTTTGGCAGTAGGCAATGGGGAAACTGTTGCTGTTCAGATTACCAGCAAAGCCAATATGTCAGCTAGGATCAAGAAAATTCAAGAAAGTGAGTTTCTGCCTGAAATCATTAGGTCAGGATGGCGCATCAAGGTTATTGGGTGGTTTAAGCAAAAGAATGGGCGGTATGATTGCAAAGAGTTTGAGTTTTGAGATATACTTTTAATTGCAGAGTGGAATCTGTTTAGAAACCTAGCAAAAGCCTTTTAGGGCTATCTTTGAGTGTTTAATTAAAGTTGCTAGGGTCTTTATTTAAACAATTCCATCTTAGAGATAGCTTTAAAGGGCTTTTTCTATTTCTGCGGAAGGGAAAGAGAAAACACCAGTTTTCTTGATCTAGAGAATTGATGTTTTCTTTTTCTTCTTCTTTTGGTCTTTCCTGAATTGACAGGGCATCTTTCCACTTCTGTGGGGGGGTAGGGGGGGTTTGTAGTTTTGGTTCTTATTTTTGTTTTAGTGCCAACTATAAATACTACTTATACTTAGTAGTATGAATAAATCTCCAAAACTGAAATCTTGCTCATGCGGATTAGATTTTGCAGATATGGACTTCATTAAAAGCAGGCAAAGAGGATACTGCTCTCACAAATGCCGATTAAAAGTAATCCTAGAAAAAATTAAAGCTAGGCAGCAAAAGCTAAGTAAAAACCCCTAGAAAATATTTCTCTACATTTGTAGATCTTTAATGTTAATATTGTAGAAGATCAACAAAGTGAAGGAGAAAGTATGAGCATCAGCAAAACTGTTTTGATTATCCTGCTGTTCTTTATTGCAACTCAGGTCAATGCCCAAGCCATTGCAAGAATGCCCAATACAGGCGGTGGCTACTTAGTTCTTACAGCAGAGCCTTGCATTCATAAAGGCAAAGATTATGCGCCATTAAAAAGAGCCTATGCATATACAGCAAGGGGATATACCTTTGAAGCCTGCTATGGGATTGAGGATGATACTGTAGTTACAGTTTTTAAAGATAGTGGTGAGCAAAGGCGATACCCTGTAATTAACTTTGAAGTTATGAGCAAGGGAACTGCAATATGAATTACTTAATAGCTGGCTTTCTTTTGATTACATTTAATGCAGGCGGTTGGTGGTGGTTTGGATTCTTTTGCTTTGTGATGCTAGAGCTTTTTGCATTAATTGTAGAAACTAAGAAAGGCTTAAAAGAAATTAAGGCAAGCAAGAAACCTCAGCTTTTAAAAGCAAATGGTGAGCCTTACACAGAAGCAGATCTAGAATTTATTTGGAAGCATGGTTATCAATCAGCATTAGAGATGGTTCAACAAACTAAACAATAGGAAACAATATGAATAAATATTTAATAGTAAATGATCAGGTTGTAGTCATTCATCAGCCTGAGTATGAGCAAAGGACTTGGAGAGATTCTGTATGTGATTTTATTGAGCTTTGCTATCACACAAACAAAGCCAAGGCGATCTACAAGCAAAAGCAAAAGATCAAAGCAAAAGCAGAGCAAATTGTAGCTTCTGTTCCTGCGCAAAATTATTCTCAATATGATTTCCCATCAGTATTTAGGAAGGAAAGATCATGCTAATTCCAATTCCTTTTATGGGCTTGATTGAAGATGATGAATCTCAGCCAATGACAGATGAGCAGATAATTAATCTAGCATTTAAATACAAAATGACTAGCCTTATAGATCAAATTAAATTCGCAAGAGAGATAGAGAAGCATCATGGCATACATTAAATGGGCTGGCACTTTTCTCTGTTTGCTTGGGATAGCTTTTACTAGCTTTAATGTATATCCAGCAAATATCTTTCTAAGCCTTGTAGGTAGCGCACTATGGACTTATGCAGGCTATCTTCAGGATGATATTCCTTTGATCTTGGTAGAGATGGTTGCTGTTCTACTTTACTTTGCTGGAGTTGTAACCTACATCACAATTCAGCTAGGCAAATGGGGACTTGTATGAATGCTTATGAATTAGCAGATGAATTGCAAAAACTGGATGCAAAACTGCATTTAATAGACTTGTTTAAATCAGCAGATATGCTTCGGCAGCAAGCAGATAAAATTAAAGAATTAGAAAAGCAGCTTGATGAATTTACTTGGTATTGGGCAATTAAATGACTTATAAAAAATGCCTTAATCTACTTAAAGCCTTATTTATGAATCAGGAATACAAATGAAAGAAGAAGCATTTAAGCTGGCAGATAAATTAGAAAATGAGTGTGAGCCATATGTTCAGCTAGATCAGCTTACATTTCAAAAAGCAGCAAAGATGTTAAGAGAGCAAGCAAATCTTATTCAAACCCTTAAATCACAATTAATTTATGACAGACTTGTTTCAAGACTTGATGGAAAAAACCACTAATGAAAAACACTATAGCGGAGATTTTGAAGTTTTTTGGCTGGCTTATCCAAGAAAACAGGGCAAGCAGATGGCTAGAAAGGCTTGGCTTAAACTTAATTCCGCCCAAAGAAAGAAGGCGCAAGAGGAGATTTTGAATCATATAAAATATTGGGAGTTGCATGAAACAGCCCAATGCTTTATCCCGCATTGTTCTACTTGGCTAAATCAGGCTAGGTATGAGGATATTTTAGACTTTACTCCACCTAAGAAAAAAGAATCTAAAGAATGGATGCTAAGTAATGAAGGTATTGAGCAGAAGGCTAAAGAGCTTGGCATCTTGGGAAATGGTTATGATACTTATCAAACCCTTAAAATCAAATGCATGAAGGCTTTAGGCATGAGTGTGCAGTAAGGCAGCTATGCAAATGGCGGTCAGAATGGGGCTTGGAAAAGTTTAGAAAATATCTAGCGCAATATCATTTAGATCCTAAACTACTTCAAGATTTTGTAGATCAGTATTCAAAAGGAAACAGGGGCGAGCCTAACTCATGGAAATAGATCCAAATAAAGCTGTAGAGTTTATTCTTAAAAACAGCAAAGACTTTTCAGAAGCCAAGGCGCAGAGAGTGTATATAGAGAACTTTCTAAGATCTAAGAAAAGCATTCTCATGGCAGAAGCTAAATCTTCTACTATCTCAGGCGCAGAAGCGGAAGCCTATGCGCATCCTGAATATGTAGCATTGATTGAAGGACTAAAAGAAGCTGTAGAGAAAGAAGAACTGCTGAAGTGGAAACTGATTGCAGCGCAAGCTCGCATAGAAATATGGCGCACTACAGAAGCCAGTAATCGCACTATTGATAGGGCTGTTAAGTGAGTGATTTACCTTATTACTTTGGCATCCTAATCTTTGCTATAGTAGGGTTTTCCTTATGGATTACCTTTAAATGAACTACAGAAATAAAGATCTACTTAGAGCAGTAAGCCAGCTTCCTTGCCAAATCTGTGGAAAAGAAGGAGAAACACAGGCAAGCCATTCAAACCAATTAGAGGATGGCAAAGGCATGGGAATCAAAGCGCATGATTGCTACATTGCAGCCATCTGCTTTACTTGCCATGCAGAGATAGATCAGGGCAAAACCTATACAAAGGATGTTAGAAAAGCTGTATGGGATAAGGCGCATAAGCGCACCATTGGAGAACTCTTTAAAAGCAATAAGCTAAAGGTCTTACTATAACTCTAGGGGATCTAGCCCAAATTCATCTGCAACAGCCTTGCAGCGCATTTTAAAGACCTTATCATGGTGATTCCATCTCTCTCTCTTATGCGCCCATCTACTCATATGGACTGCTTCATGGCAAAGGCTTCTTAGGACAGTCATGTAATGCCCACAGAGAGCCTTAGAGATTTGAATCTTATGAGCATATTCTTCGCCTTCATCATAGGTATAGTAAGCATATGCGCTAGGATCTTCTATGACTTCAAATTTAATTTCCTCAGGCAATGGCATCTTCCATCTTGTAAATGGATGGCAGCAATAAATAGTTGCATACATATTCCTAAGAATTGCTGGAGTTATTTTCATAGCTGTAGAATTTCGCCCCTGAACTGAACAGAGTTCTCATCATTAACCAAGATCATCTCAGGCATGATTAACTTACCATCCTGCCATGAAGCCATTATATAGCCCTGCCGCCAATCCTTTGCAGAGTCCTCGCAGTAAATAAAGGCATCTGAGTTTACATCAGCTAGAGTTCCTGTTTGAACTCCCCAAAAGGTTTTCTGATCAAATGTAGAAATAGGGCTGCAAGTTAGCACATGGGTATGCCCAGTAAAGATATTGCAGAAGCTTGCCTGCACATTGTTATATCCAGCATACCTTCCGCCCTTATGCCTGTGTTTTATTACAGTATCATCATTGATCCAAAAAGACCAACAAGTTTCCCAATTAGGGAAGTGATCTTTAAGAGAGAATCCATCTACACCTGAATAGGCGCTGGCATGAGATACAAGATATGATTCATAGCGCATATCATGGTTGCCCATAGTCCATATTAATCTACATCCAGCAGGCTTAACCTTCTCAATAATATCTAGATGGAACTTACAGTAGTTCAACTCATCTAAGACTGTAGGCTTGGCATCATAGTTAATAGATGGGAATCTACTAAGAACAGCGCCATCAAAAGCATCTCCATTGCAGATAATAGCTACAGGCTTGAAATGCTCAATAAACTTTACAAGCGCCTTAAATCCTGTGGTTGTGTAATCTGTGAAATGAGCATCAGAAAAAATAAGAACTCTGCCAGTATCTAAGCTCATTCCCCTTCTTACTGATCCTGTAGTTTGCTCTATTCTTTCTTTATTAGCTTTAGCCAGTTGCTCTTGCTTTATTCTTTTTTGCTCTCTTTGCTTGGCATTATGAATATCTCTTTGATTCTCTGTAGTTTCTAGATTAATTTTATGCCTGATCTCTAGTGTTCTTCGCCTATTCTGAACTGCTCTAGCACTCATTCCACTAGCTTTAGCCATTAGGGTAGGACTAGGATTCTCTTTCCATTTGGCTATAAATTCTTCATCTGTTAGGTAGTAACCTTTGCCATTTCTATTCATGCTGTTCCTTAGTGGATATAATGAATTAGAAAGATAATAACTGTTTAATAAGAAAATTAAAAGTAATCAATCACTTAGGGATAACCATATGGCTTTGCGCCCCAAAACAATTTGCAACTGGGCAGGATGTGGCAAGACCATAGACCAAGGAAGGTATTGCCAAAAGCATGAGGAACTCTTTCAGGCGCAGGAGAATAAGCGCAAGTCTATAAGGAATGCAGACTATAGCAGGATGTATTCATGGAATTGGCGCAAGTATTCCTCTACATTCCTTAAGGCGCATCCCCTTTGCTTGATCTGTTTAGAAGATGGAAAGATCATCCCATCATCAGAGGTAGATCACATCATTCCGCACAAAGGAGATAAGGATTTATTTTGGGCAGAGGATAACCATCAGGCGCTTTGTAAGCCTTGCCATAGTAGAAAGACAGCGCAAGAGGATGGCGGGTTTGGTCATAAGGCAAAAGCTATGGAAAATAATAATTGATAGCTTGGGTCTATTGTAGAGTGGGGGGATATTTTGAAGTAGAATACAGACAGCGCACAA